TTGTGCTGGTAATACTAACGCAGTTGATGTTAGTATTTTAAATGAAAAAGTTTTAAAAATTATGTTTAATCATAATTCATTTCCTTGTGTCAAAAAAAATATTTGCACCACATGTTATCATAATTTTATATTAAATATAAACAAAGAAAAATAAAAACTAATAGGAGAATTAAAATGACAGAATTAAAAAATTTGTTAGACGATCATCAAACAGGTATGAGTCAATTTCAAGATGATTACTTTGTTACAACAAGAGCAGGTGGAACACTTTACGGACAGTATAAACAAGCATTAAGAGAATTATACAAACGATTTAGAGGACTACGTGAATTAACTTGTAGCCAAGAAAGACTTATTATTGATATTGAAGAACTGGAAGTAAAAATAGAAACAGCAATTAGTTTTGAATTGAAAAGAGCAAAAGTAGACTATAAAGAAAAAATTATGTTAATGGAAGAATCTCAACGAGTTATAAAAGATACTGAACGAGAATTTACAAGATTCTACCACCAAGCATGTTTCTTTAAAGAACAAATTGGTGATTTAACAGATGAAAAACGAAATAAACTCGACCAAGAAATGTGGATATTTAAAGTAAAAGAAATGGCACTAATTGATTGGGTAACAACAGGATTTTTAAGAAACAGTACATATGAATTTTTAAATTCATTGCCTAAAAAGTTAAAACAAAAAGTCGCATTAGAAATAAATAATCAAGATAAATTAAGAGATTGGTATGAAAATAGAGAAGAAATTATACCAGAAAATCTAAATAATACTAAAATAATAACTACTGAAGAAATTTTAAAAATAGGTTATAAATAATTTGTATAGGAGAATAGAATGGGTATAATAAGTTACTTTAAAAAAGATACATTAACTGAGGAAATAAAAGCATTTGAGGAAAGACCTAAACCTAAATTGACAGACATTCTTGCTAGAAAAGGTGAAGGTTGGGAAAGCACTGAAGACATGTATGGTGTCGGTCAAGTTGGTGTCCAATCTTTTAATTTATTTTATAATACATATATTAATAAACAATATGAAGATGAAGTTAATAAAATTGCTTTTTATAGACAAATGGCTGATATGCCTGAAATAGCAGATGTTATTGAAGATGCTGTAAATGAATCAACACAACTTGATGAAGACGGTGTATTACTCCATCTTGAAATAAAAGACAAAGCATTATCTAATAATGAAAATATTATAAAAAATCTAAATGATGAATTTAATGGATTATTTAATAATAGTATTGACTCAGAAGATGATCTATGGAATATGTTTAGAAATTATTTTATAGATGGTAGAGTTTATTATGAAAGAGTTATTGATAGTAGACACCCTAAACAAGGTGTTATAAATATTAAAGTTTTACCAAGTGAAACAATGGACTATATTTATAATCCATTAACAGGTAAAATAACTTCTTTTTTCCAATACTTAAAACCTAATTCTAAAAGACCATTAAATCTTCAAGAAGCAGAATCAAGAGAAGATATTGTATTATTTAATACAAATCAAATAGGATTTATAAATTATGGAATATTCGGTAAATCAAAATATGAAATATTTGGTTTCCTTGAAAAATCAAAAGTACCATATAATCAATTAAAATTATTAGAAACATCAGTTATAATTTACAGAATAATACGAGCACCTGAAAGAATGGTTTTTAGAATTGATACTGGAAACATGCCTCGTGATAAAGCTTTAAAATATGTTGAAAAAATAAAACAAAAAATGACCAAAAAACAATCTTATAATTCAACAACTGGTCAGCTATCACAAGAACCTGAAATTTTAAGCTTACTTGAAAATTATTATTTACCTCAATCTGCTGAAGGTCGTGGTAGTCAAATTGAAACTGTTGGTGGAAACGCTGCTGGTTTTACAGAATTAGATGATGTATATTACTTCGCAAGAAAATTATATAGAGCATTAAAATATCCTGCTTCACGAGTTGCGGCTAGTCAAGAAAAAACTGAAGCAGATAGTTTATTTGGTGGTGGTAGTACAGGTGAAATATCAAGAGATGAAGTTAAGTGGAGTAAATTTCTTGAAAGACAACAAAAAAAGTTTTGTAATGAACTTACTGATTTATTTTTACTTCACTTAGATTTTAAAGGTCTTAAAAAACAATATGGATTGGATCAAAGAAAAATTCAAGTTTTAATGAACCCACCTTCAAAATATAAAGAACAAATGGAAGCAAACTTTATAGAATCAAGACATAATAATTATTCATCACTAGCCGATAGAGAAGAAATGAGTAAATACTATTGTATGAAGAAATATCTTAAATGGACAGATGAAGAAATTCAAGCTAATCGTGATGGTATGAAAAAGGATATTGAATATGGTTTTAGAGAAGACAATAATGAAAGTGGCGGTAGTAGTTGGTAAAAAATATAAATAATATAAATATGTTATAAAGGAGAATTGAAAATGATAGATAAAGAACAAATTAAAAAAGCATTGGACTCATTTGAAAATGATAAATTTATGGATGCCAAAGATGTTTTAAGTAAAGAAATTAAAGCAGCTAAGTATGATTTTTTAGAAAAAAAATTGGAACTTAGTGAACCTATTGAACCAAAAGCTGAACCAAAAGCTGAACCAAAAACTGATACAAAAGAGGAATAATATGGATGACAAAATACAAGAAGCTTATAATAAAATGCTAGAAGGAACTAATATTAAAGCAGCTATAAAAAGTATGGACCGAAAAAAAGCTACAGAATTAAAAAGGGCTTACTATAGTATTGCTGATAATGTTGGTAATTTAAATCAATTACTATCTGAAGTTGATGAATTAAGTGAAGAATTTAAGTATTCTAAAGATGTTTTATATTCTTTCAATAAAATGAACTTAGGAAAATACATATAATGAAACAAGACAAAATACAAGAAGCTTACGACAAAATTCTAGAAGCAAACTTATCACAAAAACACATGGGAAAAGCCAATAATGCAATGGCTGATTTTCTTATGGCATTAGAAGATAGCATGCCAGAAGAAAAAGGTGATAAAAAAATTTGGAAGCAATTTAAAGAAATTGATGATGGTTGGGAAAAGCTTTGGGATAAAATAGTAGCTTTAACAAGAAAATTATAAATGGAGAAAAACACATGAAAATTATAACCGAAATGTCACATGATTTAGAATTAGTTGAATCAAAAAGTAAAGGCATAAATATTATTGGTATTTTTAGTTCTGCTGAAATTAAAAATAATAATGACCGTAGATATAAAAAGAGTATACTTGAAAGGGAAGTAACTAAAGTTAATGAAAAAGTAAAAAGTGGTTCTCTTTGGGGTGAACTTGGTCATCCACCTAATCCAGAAATCAATCCTGATAAAATTGCCATATTAACAAAAACTCTTGAATGGAAGGGTGATGACCTTTATGGTTCTGCAAAATTACTTGATACACCTATGGGGAATATTGCTAAAGTTTTAGTTAAAGAAGGTAAAATGGGTATTAGTTCAAGAGGTTTAGGAACTGTTGCTGATGATGGATATGTTAATGAAGATTTTAATTTAATCACTTGGGACCTTGTTACTGACCCATCAAATAATCCTTCTTGGATTAAGGGTGTTTATGAAGGAAAAGAATTTGCTGAATATATGCCTAAGAAAGAATTAACAATTGAAGATGCTAAAGAAGCACACAAAAGACAAATATGGCAAGTAATAGAATACATTGAAAAGAGTATCTAATAAACGCTTTTATTAATTTTTATATAATTATACATAACAATATAAATACATACAATAAAATAAAATAGGAGGTAAAATATTTAATGGACAAACTTCTTGCGTTGCTTGGTGTTGAAAAACTCGATGAATCAGCACAAGGCAAAATCAAAGAAAAACTTGAGATTATTATTGAAACAAAAGCAAAAGAACTTCTTAATGCTAAACTAACTGAAGAAAAAGAAAAGTTAGTTGATATTTATGAATCTAAATTTGAAGAATACAAAGAAGAAATTACATCTAAATTTTCAAACTTTGTTGACTCAGTATTAGACGAAGAAATGACTATTCCTGATAAAATTCTTGAGTTTGCTAAAAAAGGTGAGTTATATCATGACCTAATTGAACAATTTAAAATTCGCTTAAGTGTTGATGAAGGATTGCTTGATAAGGAAGTTAAATCACTTTTGAAAGAATCTAAGGATGAAATTCAAAAGCTTCGTGATGACCTTGATGCCTCAATTTCTGAAAATCTTGAAGTTAAAAAGGATGCTCAAGAACTGGCAGCCGAACTTTATTTAAGACAGAAATGTGATGGTTTGACAGAATCACAAAAGAAACACATGATCGAAATGCTTGAAGGCGTTTTTAATCAATCTGAAATTGATCGTAAATTTAACATTATTCTTGAATCTTTGAAAGTCAACGAACAAGACGACGAAGATGACGATGATGAAAAGAAAGATGATGACGATGATGAAAAGAAAGATGATAAAGACGGTAAAGGAAAAGTAGATTCTGATGACGATGATGACGATGATGATGAAAAGAAAGACGAATCAACTAAAAATCCTTTTCAACAAGCAGTAAATGAGTACGTTAAAGTACTACAAGACAGAAAGGTAATATAAATACCTTTACAATTATTAAAATAAAATAGGAGGAAAAATAAAACGATGGACAATATTAAAGACTTAATTAAGAAATGGGAGGGTGTTCTTGATGAAGGTACTAAGATTACATCAGCTAAAATATTGAAATCAACAGCTATCATGCTTGAAAATCAGCATAACATAATGTTGGAAACAACTGGTTATGCAACAGGCGCAGATAGTTTGGGTGCTAATACTTATAGCACTTCTGGAATGTTTGCAGTACCTATGGTTAGAAGAACTTTTCCAGAATTAGTTGCTCATCAATTAGTAGGTGTACAACCACTTACAGGCCCAGTTGGACTTGCCTTTGCTTTGAGATTTAAAGCAGGTTATTCTGATGCTCAATATAATTCAAGTACTGACGTTGAACTTGGATATAATACTATTGACAGCGCATACTCTGGTTCTTATGTAACATCTGCTGGTGAAGTACTTGGTTCTATAGCTGGAACACATGGTACAGTTGGATCAGATATTGGTCTAGGACTTGGTTCTGGAACACATATTAGAGAAGTCAACATGACAGTAGAAAAAGCACAAATTGAAGCAACAACTCGTAAGTTAAGAAGCCGTTGGTCTCTTGAAGTTGCACAAGACTTGAAAGCTATGCACGGTCTTGAACTTGAAGAAGAAATGATGGACATTCTTTCTTATGAAATAACAGCTGAAATTGATCGTGAACTTATTACAGCTATTGAAACAACAGTAGATGGACAAGGCACTAGCTATGAAACAACTTGGGACTTTTTGGCATCATCTGGTGGAATTAGTGGACGTTGGGAAATGGAAAGATACCGTGAATTATATCACAATCTTTTGAGAAAATCACAACAAATCGCTATTAATACTAGACGTGGCTCA